ATATACTGACTGAGCGCCTTCATGTTATAGATAGACAACTTGAATATCTTAAAGTTCGACTCAAAGTTTCTGACTGTCCACAAATGATTATGGAAGAAGCAGAGAAAGTTCATGGAGATAAACACGCATTACTAAATTTAATGAATCGGATGAAGAAATGAACACACTCAAAGAATCTATTCGTATTATCCATGAAGAACTAGATAATATACGAATATTGGCTGAAGATTATCCCGGTCAATGGCGTAATATAGAATTGGTTCGAGAGAAGATTGATTGGCTTGCCTCTATAGTTCTAAATGAAGAATCAAGACTATTTATAACTGCTATGCATGAGATAGTCTATCGCCATTATTATGGATTCGTTTGGATAGCTCGTGATAGTGAGTTCCAACGAATTGGTAAAGACGCTTTATTTAAAGTTAAAAGGGCAGATTGTAGCTCTTCTCTACTTATGGAATATCTTAAAAATAATCCTGAGTTCTATAAACTATGCATTCAAGATTCTAAGGATAGAGAATATTGCATGTTAAAAGAATGGAATGAACAATACCCTAATCATCAAAGAAAGCTATAAAAAATGTATCCATGGCTTAAAGATAGGACACGATATGCATTGGAAAACTTTCATAACATTGCTCATGTTAGATACTATAATGAACACTTACCTGAGTTGCTGGATAGATCAATTCTGGACACACTAAGTGAAGATGAGAAGAGATATGTATTATTAGTATTTAATCGTTCACGTATCGATAAAAATGATGAAGTTCAAATACCACAAGATATCAAACTGGATAAAGAATATTTAGATAAGCAATATCGCTATAGAGGTTGAATGAAAGATGAATAATGGCTAACAATTCTAAATTATCTAAAAGAGGGGGTAAAAGAATTGTTCCCAAGGATATGCCTCACGAATATAGAAAAGAGTATAGAGAGTTAATGCGCAATGAATATATAACATTCCGCCAAGAGATAGAGAATGCTATAGAAAAGAGAAAAGAAATTGTTTATCTAAGCGGTTACGAGTTTGATCATAATATTTCAGCTTTCATGCCAAGTTGGAAACAACAAGATGACATATTTCAAGAATGGGTGAAAAATGGAGATATGAATCTTACATTACATAGATGTTTGAATAAGTTAACCAATAGAGAACTTATTGTTATTAAAAAGAGATTTGGTATTGATGGATATGAGGTATTACTCTTAGAAGAAGTTGCAAGAGATATACATTCAACTCGTGAACGCATTAGACAAATCGAAGTAAAAGCAATAAAAAAGCTTAAAGTATTTATGAGAAAGTTATTGCCAAGAGATTATTGGCCTAAGACATGTGATTATTATGATGATTACGAAGAATATAAGGAGTATGACGATGAGTTTTGCGATTAGGGTGAATGAAATTAAGAATAAATACGATATTGTAGATTACATAAATAGATTTATGCCTTTACATGAATCTAGTGGAAAGTATTTAAAAGGGTTTTGTCCTTTTAAATGTGTTAATCAAGAAAGAGCAAATAAAGGCTTTACTGTATCACCCGATACGCAAGTGTTTTATTGTTTTGAGTGTCATGTGAGTGGAGATATTATTTCATTTGTATGTTATTACAATAAATTATCACCAGCCGAAGCAATAGATTTTCTAGAAAAGAAGCTAGAAGATAAGAAAGTAGATAAGAAAGTAGTTATTGATCCATTTCCTGAATTAGAAGATGTACTTGAATCAGAGTTACAAATAGTAACTTCAATTATTAATCAATTGATTTGTGATACTATAGATGTTGCAGAAGCAACAAAGAAGAATATTGATAACTTAATCGATATACAAGCGCGAGTGACTCAATTGTATGCCAATGCTCACAGAGATAATAATCCTGATGAACAATAATATATACAATAGACGATATCTTTATGATGTAATTAACTCTAACGATGATAATTTATCACTAAGAGATAAGCAGGAAATGGATAAATTAAGATCTATTACTCCTGACTTAGGGCTATTAACGATGCATGTTTCATTCTGCTCAGATCCATTAGCATATAAAGAATGCATAGCCTGTAATTTAGCAATCAATAATACTCAATAAAAAAAGGGAGTAGAAATGAACGAAATACGACTCGATAAGTTTAAACCAAGAGACTTTCAGTATGCTTTCTGTGATGCATTAGAGAATAAGAAATATCGAAAACTTATTGCTATACACCCACGTAGAGCTGGAAAAGACTTAATGTGTTGGAACTTAATGATTCGGGCTGCCCTACGTAAAGTCGGGGTTTATTTTTACATGCTCCCAACCTACAGACAAGCGAAACTCGTGATCTGGTCATCGATCACGAATGATGGTGTTCGTTTTATTGACTACATTCCTAAAGAGTTAATTAAGTCCATGAATAGTCAGGAGCTCAAGATTGAGTTAACCAACGGTAGCATCATAAATCTTTTGGGTAGTGACTCATATAATACGATTGTGGGATCTAATCCGATCATGATTGTTATATCCGAGTTCGCTTTATGTGATCCTGCTTGTCTTCCCTTCTTTCGTCCGATACTCAATGCCAATGGGGGAACCCTGATATTGGTGTCAACACCACGTGGTAAAAATCACCTTTTTGACATGTATGAGATCGCAAAAGACAATCCTAATGAATGGTATGCAGAGTTATTAACAATTCATGATACAAAACATATTCAATGGTCTGAGATACAAAAAGAGATTGACTCTGGTGAGATGAGTGAAGATATGGCTGCTCAAGAGTATCTGTGTGATTTTGATCTTGGAATCGACGGCTCATATTATGGTAAATACATCGATAAGATGCGCAGGGAAGGCCAATTGGGAGAAGTGGCATGGCTTCCGTCGCACAAGGTTGATACGGCATGGGACATCGGATTTTCGGACAGTACCACAATTATATTCTTTCAGCGTGTGGGTCAAGCTATTCACGTTATTGATACATATGAAAAATCTCAAGAGGGGTTAGAGCATTATGCTAAAGTTTTGGAATCTAAGCCGTATAGCTATGGTCGTCATTGGGCTCCACATGATATTGCTGTTCGTGAGTTTGGAAGTGGTCTTTCCCGAATTGAAAAAGCTCGTCAGCTTGGCATTAAGTTTGAGATAAAAGACAACGGACAATCATCAGCATTGCCTAATCTTTCTATTATGGATGGTATAGAGGCTGTAAGATCTTCGTTCGTTAGAATGTGGATAGATGAGAAGAGATGTGCTGGTTTAATACGAGCACTTGAGAATTATAGAAAAGAATGGGATGCAAAACATAAAGTCTATAAAGATAATCCATTACATAATGATGCAAGTCACTTTGCTGATGCATTCCGTTATCTCGTACTTTCACTATCTAAATCTCGTGATGGACAAACTACTGCAGAAGAGCTGAAAGCACGCCATATGAAAGCAATGTATGGAGAAGATAACCATGGATTTGGTCAACAAGTTCCTAATATGTTTAGATATTAAATTATCTGATAGTAACTGACTCAAATAATTTAATAGAATCAGTACAACTTATCTTCTATCTTGAATGTAAATTTATATTTAAAGATAGGAGTTAAGTATGCCATTATACCCAGTTTCTACTCAATACTACGATGAGAAAAACCAAGGTATACTGATTAAGATGGAAACATCTTATGCTGAAAGTATTACCCTGAATCAAACCATGTGGACCGAAGCAGATATTGATCAAAGATTTGAATGTGGGGATCAAACGATCTGGAGCGAGGTTTACGGGTCTATACCCATAGCAAGAAGACACGTTTTTAGCTTCAATAGAATACGGCGTGTCATTAACATGGTCAGTGGTCGGCAACGACAAGTTCGCAAGTCTATCATCGCAGTTCCTATCGAAAATGCTGATAATCAAACAGCTGATCAATTAACAAAAGTTATTACATGGTGTGTTAATCAAGAATGTATGCTTGATACAATATCTGAAGCATTTCATAATGCATTAGTTACTGGTATGAATCTGTTGCAAGTGTGGGTAGATTATCGCAATGATCCTATATCAGGAAACATAAAATTAGACACATCACCCCCAAATTCCTTTCTCATAGATCCATATTTTAGAAAGCATGACTTATCAGATTGTAATTATATCTGGAAACGAAGTTTTATTACTAAAGCTGAGGCACTTTCTATCTTGCCAGATAAAGAAGAAGAGATTATAGATCTTGCAGGATATGCTTCAGGAAATGGACGTGATGGGAAGTTCCAATTTTTACCAGAATCTTACAATTATTCTATTCAAAACCTGCTCTCATACGACGAATACTATTATAAGGACTATAGAAGTCAGAAGATGTTAGTCGATGCTGAAACAGGTGAAACTCTGGAATGGAAGTCTGCCAATGATGAAGGTCTTGCTGCATTTTTGGAAACGTATCCACAAGTGACTATGATAGAGCAACAAATTCCAACAGTGAGAATGGCAATCGTGCTCCAAAATAAAGTCATGTATGATGGTCCTAACGTGCTTGGAATCGATACATATCCATTTATTGGGGTCTTTGCTCACTATACACCTCAATTACCATACTATTACCTCCGCGTTCAGGGAATGGTGAGAATGTTACGTGATCCACAGTTCTTGTTTAATAGACGTAAGCAGATTGAACTTGATTATCTTGAAGCTGGTTTGAATGGTGGTTGGAAAGTAAAAGAAGGTGCATTAATCGATCCAAACGATGTTTATCAACAAGCTGGTCAGGGTAAAGGTCTGTTTATGACAGCTGATTCTGACATGAATGATGCTCAGCAAATTATACCACCACAATTACCACCAACAACTTTACAGGTTTCCCAACTCATGGGTGAAGAAATTTCTCAAATTTCTGGTGTCAATGAAGAACTACTCGGTAGTAGCCAGGACGACAAAGCTGGTATTTTAAGCATGTTACGTCAAAATGCTGGTCTAACTACTCTCCAGATATATTTCGATCAACTGGATAGATCTCAGAAGCTTTTAGGCAAGTTAATTATTGATGTTATCCAAGCTAATTTTACACCGGGTAAGATTAAGAAGATCCTTGAGGGCGAAGAACCTTCTCAACAATTCCATAATAAAGCTTTTGGTAGATATCATGCTGAAGTTGAAGATGGTTTAAACACAGCAACTCAAAAACAAATGCAATTTGCTCAAATGTTACAACTTAAAGAGCTTGGTGTTCCTATATCACCAGCAGACTTACTTGAAGCAGCTACATTGCAAAATAAAGACAGAATCATTAAGAATCTTGAAGCTGCAGAACAAGCTCAAAGACAAACAGAACAAGCTCAAGCTCAAATGGCTATGGAGTTACAGAAAGCTCAAATCGAACTTGCATTGGCACGTGCTAAAGCAGATATTGGATTGTTCCTTGAACGTTCGTCACGTGTGGAAGAAAATAGAGCATTGGCTATACAGAAGATTAGTGAAGCTAACTCTGATCAGGAGCGTGCATTATTAGATAAGATTAAGGCAATGAAAGAGCTTGAAGGTTTAGATATATCTCATATAGAACAGTTAATTAATATGACAAATGCTTTAAAGAGCCAAGAGATAGAAAATACACAGGCATATGCCCAAGAAGCTGAATCAAAAGTTGTTGAATCTCCAGCAAACGAACAGTAATATAATCATCGATCCTATATAGAATGGTTTTATATGGGAAAGTTGATATTTAAAACAAAAGGATCCGTTATGTCAAAGTCACGTGGAATGATCGGTAACGATGCTAAAGCAACAGCAAATATGCCTCAAGAAATCAAGTATACTAAATGGCCAGAAGTAGATGGTGGCATTAACAATACTATGGATGACACGATTACTGGTGCTAATGAGCAAATGAATGCTGATTTAAGAATGGCTCGTAAGAGTTTGAAACCTACAAAGTATTAATCATGATAATGCCGCGCCCAAAAGGGTTAGCGCGCCAAATAGCATGGAAGATACTTGGCGTGCCAGCAAACATTGCTTCAAAGCCAACAGAGAAAGAAGCTAGAATTAAAGCAATTATTAATTCTCAGCAAGCATCTCTGGTACGATAAAATACTCTAAGTGTAAGGTGACGCTTTACACTTAGAAAATATATTAAGGAATACCATGAAATCAAGAGACTATAAGAAAGTAGATCGTCTATACGAACAGAGTATTGCTGATAGCAAGATGATGCCTTTTTACCCTGATGCTCCATCGGGATTACCTCAAAAGGCAATGAGCAAAATATTTGATGCTCAAAGATATGTCGATTCACTTGGTAAATGTGATAGTCAGAATGATATCGGATTAACCTTTGATCAAGGTAAAAATAAGGAAAAGAAAAATGGCAAAAGATAAAAAGTGGATTCAAGGTGCTATTAAACACCCAGGAGCACTCCATAAAGAATTGCATATTCCAATGGGTAAAAAAATCCCTAAAGATAAACTTGAAGAAGCAGCTAAGCACAAAGGGAAAGAAGGTAAGCGTGCACGTCTTGCTGAAACTTTAGAAAAGATGGATCATAAAGGCAAGAAGAAACATGAATGTGCTGATTGCTCACATAAGATGTAAGGATTTGTTATGGCAAAGAATAAGTCTGAAAAGAAGATCAAAAAAGTGATCCATGAATTCGAAGAAGGTAAGCTTCACAGCGGTTCTAAAAAAGGTCCAGTAGTTACTAATAAAGATCAAGCGATTGCAATTGGTTACTCTGAATCAAAAAAAGCTGGAAAATCTAAGAAAAAGAAATAGTATTACACTGCTGTTCTTACTATCTGGATATTGTATGTCCCCCAATTTCATACAATATCCAGAGTTCTTATATTAAAGGAGATTGATGAAGAATACACCGCTTGGAAAACGTGAAAAAGTTGGAAAAATAGCCACTGATCTATTGAA